AAAATTCTATCATAATTTTCTTCGTATTTTTTACTGCCCCCTATAAATACTGAAAATGACTTGTTTAAGTATTTCATAATTTTAATTGATGTTTTAATTTTTTAGTTAATTTTTTTATATTTTCTATAATTACTTCATTTATAGTAGCGTAAATTTCTGAGTGATGATAACCTCTTTTTTCCATTTCATTATAAATATTTTGTAATAATTTTTTATCAGCTTCAACTGTAAATTTTTTGCGGTTATTTAATCTAAATTTAATGTATTCTTTTAAATTCATTAAGTAGATTATAAAATTTTAATATTTTTCTCCATTTTTAATTATTCCATTCAATGCTAATATGATTGCATCCACTATATCTTTATCTTTAATATTTATATACAATGAGTTTCTAAATTGTCTATGAATTTCTTCTTTTTTTGCTGTTCCTTTAAAACCTAATTTCTTTCTTGCTTGTGCTGCAGTTATAAAGTATTTGTTTTTAATATTACAAATTTCAGCTATCGTATAAACAATCATTCCAACTCTACTAATAAAAGCAAACATTTTAGGATTAAAGTGAAAAAAAGTATCTTCTATTACTATTATTGAGTTTTTATTTAAATTATTGTAAATTAAGTTATCAAAGAATTTTATTAAGTAATTATATTTGTAATAATTGTTAGGTGATTTTATATTTAAAGTGCCGTAATCAATTATTACTTCAGAATTATTTGTAGTTATTAAAGCCCAACCTGTTTTAGATGCTGTGTCAACTCCTAAACACTTTACATTATGCTTAATTGATTTATTTAATCTTTTTTCTAATTCATTTATTTTTAAAATAATCATTTTTTTATTCTTTCTTGATATTTTTTATAAGAGCATTTTTTATATTTATTGAAATCTCTGCAATTCTCACATACTTCTGTTTGATAATATTCACAAGTAATACAACTTTTTGTAAAATATTCGCTACCTCGTATTAAAGGCAAATAAATTTTTTTCTTAAAATACTTATTTCTAAATTGATTAGGAGTTAATTTAGCTTTCCACTTTTTAGCCATTTTGTAAGTAATTTAAAGCCCAACTTGGTAAATCCCAAACATAACCTAAATGAGCTTTACATACTGCACACAATAAATTATTATCAACTTTTAATAAATCAGCTAATTGTATTTCTTCTTTGCATTGATGACAATAAATTGTAATATAACCGTCTTTATCTATTCTGTAATTCATTTTCTAATTCATCAACTCTTTTTAATTCTTTAGTATCAAAATTATAAACACAAGGAATTTTAACTGTTTTCTTAGCTACTTTAGGTTCTCGGATGTAATCACAATTATGTGTTATGATTCCCCCATTTATAATAAACAATTCATCTTCTACTTGCAAGTCAAAAAATCTTTTGTTAATATTATTAATTTTTTTAATTTTAGGCTTTATTCTTAAACAATTAAAAATAGGAATTTTCAATTTTTTTAATCCTTTGTATTGATTTACTTGTTTATCAAAATTCAAGTTTTGATTTTTTATTGTTATTCTTTTATTATATTTTGCATCTAAAAATGGATGAACAATAAAAATTTTATTTCTATTTTTATATTTATATTCTTTTATTGATGCTCTAATACCTAAAGAGGAGAAAAGTAAATAAAAACTATATGCCAATTTTTCAGAAGTTGTTATTCCTTCTTTATATTTGCCATTATATTTTCCATCTCCATCTAACCAACCATTAATTATACCTTTTCTAAATTCTATAGGAGTATTTAAAATATTTTTTATTTTTAAATTTTTACTATAACAATCTTTTCCTTCTACAAAATAAGATAAAAAATTATATAAATTCGATATATTTTTTCTTTCACCATTAAAAACAAAAGTATTTGCTTTATTATATACAACTCTTACTTTAAATATTTCTTCTATTTTTTTAAAATATTTTAAAAATTTTTCTTTATATTTGATTTGAGAAATTCCTATTTGTTTTCTCCAGTATGCTCTATTAGTCAAAATCCACCCTTCAGCTAAATAAGCTCCTATAAAATAACCTAAATCATAATCTAATTTTATTTTTTTATTATCTAAATTTAATACAAATAAATTTTCTTGTATATAATCTGACAATGGTTTGAACAAAAAATAATCTTTTTCTTTTGAAACATCGATATTAGATACTTTTTTAACTGAAAAAGATTTAGAATTTTTCTGATGAACAGGAAACAAATGATTATCAGAAGCATAAAATTTTAATTTATGATTAACTTGTATTTCATAAAATTTTTGAGGTTTAGTTTCAATAATTGATTTTAATTTTCTAAATCCGTATGGACTTAAAATTTCTATCTCTTTAAAACCATTAATATATAAACTATACAATTCTTTCAATTTTAAAGGTAAAATGCTATTTCCATTTTTTATATAAACTTCAACATCTTCATCTAAACACAAAAAATAGCCTGTAGTTCCGTCTTCTTCATTATCGTATAAATACCTACTAACTAATGCAGGGAAAAACGAAATCATATCTTTAGCAAAGAATTTACCGCTTTCTCTTAGTTGAACGAAAATTATTAAATTGCCACTCTTTTTAATTAATTGTTCGGCAAAATATTTAAATAATTTATCAGTTTCAGCATAGTTTTCAGGAACTATCCAATCTATTATAGTGATTGCATTTTTTTCTAATTCTATTTGTTCGGGATTAAAATGAATAGCCCAATAAAAATCTCCTTCTTTTAAACCTAATGCTAAAGCTATATTGATAAATCTATTACCACTCTCTAAAGTTACATAGTATGGCTTTTTACCTTGTTGAACTAATTGTTTTATAATATTAAGTGCGATATGCGATTTACCTACTTTTGGTTTTCCACCCAAGATAAGCATATCTGAATCTCTAAAAGTGGCTACATCATAAAAGTAAGGCATTTTATAATCTATTTCTTTTATATCGTTTATAAATGTATCTTTCCATTCTGCTTTTTTTACTATGTGATAATAAGTGCCTCCGCCTTTACCTCTTTTAATTATTAAGTTTTCTTTAGTTAAATAAGTTATAACATTGTCTAATTTTTCTTTATCAGTTCCTGTAGGTCTTAAATCTAACGCTTGTCTTATATCAGATTTAGTTGCTTCATCAGTTATTCTTAAATAATTTAATACTTTATTAGCTAATTCTTGCTCATCAAAGTTAATGTATTTATCAAGCATTTTAATTATGTTATTATATAATTCTTTTTGAGGTAGAGGAGGATTACAAAAATGCTTATTAACAATATTCAATACAAATTCTACTTGATTTAATGATAATTGTTTTCTTAATATACCTCCTAAATGAATAAAAAAGTTGTTTCTATTACCTTCTGATATTACTGATAATTTAAAATCTTCTTTTTTAATGTTATCTATAAATTGATTAAAATTATTATCTTGTTTCTTAATTGAGTATTTTAATTTTTCTTTTAAGAACTCTTTTAATTCTTGTGGCATTTTTATAATTTTAATAAAAGAAGTAAAGTATCTTTTATCATTTTTCCCTAAAGTAGAAGGAGGTAATAAAATATAGCCACCATCATTCTCAATATCTATGTGTCCCTCTCCAATGTTAAAACTACTTTTAGGTAAATCTTCTTCGTATTGAAAAAATAAATGAAATCCCCCCAAATTATAAGATATTAAAGTTGCATCTCTATAATTCCCAATGCTTTCTAAAAGAATTTTTAAATTTTTTTCTTTTTTATCTATTAATTCTTTAAGTCTTTCTTTCGAAGCAATGTTTTTTCTAATTTCATTTTTTTCACTATTATTTAAGCCATCAAAATCTATAACTGTTACGTTGCTTATTTTACCTGTCTTTACGCCTATATTTAAGCCTTGATTTAACCAGTATTTCCATTCTTTTTTATCTTTGTGAGATTTAGAAGTCCACTCTTTTTCTATGGGGATTTTAGAATTCTTAGCAATAGGAACTAAATCAAAATTATTCTGTTCGTAAAAATCTAATAATTCATTGATTTCTTTTTCTGTTATTAAATTTAATTCTAAGTATTTGTTTAAATAATCTAAAATTTCTTCTTCAGTTTCATTTTGTTTATTTTCTAATACTCTGACTATGTCTATTAAGTTATACTTTTTTCTGCAATTATGACAATAAACAATTGAAGTATTAGGAATAATATTAGCTGAAAAATGATTAGTATTACACATTAAACAAGGCAGTCTAATTATTTTACTTCTTTTGTCTAATTTAATATATTTCTTTTCTAAATATGTTACTAAATTGTTAAGTATTTTTTCTTTGTATATCATTCGTTTATTTTTCTGTATAATCTGTCATATAATTGTTCTATCATACTGCTTAAAGTGTTTATATCTGAAATTTGACCTGTCATTACTTGTATTGCTTCTGCTGCAGCTCTCAAAACACTCATTCTTTTAATTTCTTCATCTTTAGATACTGATTGAGTATTTACAGATGTTGTAGTTGAAGTTGGATTTGCAGTAGAAGTTGAAGATTTAGATATATAATCAAGAACATTTTTACCTGCATTATTTTTTGAACTTCTTATTTCAACTTCATCTCCTTTGTTTATGTTTTGTATGAAATTTTTAACTTTTTGAGTATTATACCATTCTGCATCACTGAAAGAGTTACCTATTTTAATCCAATTTCCATCTCCACTTTTAGCAAATACTTTCATTTTACTATACCTCCTTTCCTATAAACTAATAGCAATAGCTAAAAGTAAAGTCCAGACCATTATAAAACCACCAGAGATTAGAGGGAATAAATCTTGAGTAAATAAGCCACAAAGATATAGAAAAATACCTATTCCCAATGTTATTAATACTAGAATTCCCATTATTACCTCCCTTTTCTTTTACGTGGCTTATAATTATAATCTACAACTTTATCTTGTTTATAAATATCTTTAAATTTTTGTTTTAGTCCATTAAAAGGTAATTTATCGTAATCCCATTCTTTGTTAGGTAAATTAGATAATCTATTAATTATTTTTTCTTCAACTTCAGTAGGTAAATCTAATAAATTAACTATTCTATTTCTTACTTCATAATCTTTTTCACTTAGTATCGGAGTTACTAAATTATCAGTTATTTCTTTTTCAATTTTTTTACTTAAAACTTTATAAGGGTCTTTTATATGTTTATATCGTTTTATTAAAGGACTAAATATTTTAACATTGTTTCTAATAACTAACATTTCATAATCAGTATCATAACTTACAATAATACATTCTTTGTCTTTAAAAAATTTAGTAGCAGTAGCAATAATATCGTCCCCCTCGCAGTAATCAAGCTGAATAATGTGAAAAGGACTATACATATCTAACTGCTGTAATATTAAACTGAATTTAGTAAACATTTTATCCCAATTAATTTCATATTTTGAACGTTGTTCTTTTCTTGTTGCCTTATAATTTAAGTCTAATTCTCTACGCCAACTTCCTTTTTCACTGTCTAAAACAATTAAAACTAAATCTTCTTTATTCAAACCTACTTTTCTTATACAACTTAACATCATATTTAAAGCAGTATAAGTAGGGGGGATTTCTTTACGTTTATACCAACTAAAAATAGCTCTAAACATAAAAATATTGAAATCAATTAGTAATACTTTATTCATCTACTTTGTTAAAATGAAAATCGTTATCGTAAGTATGCAACTGAACATAACAAAATCCGTGATAAAACTTACTATCTCTTATAACATATTCTTCATCTTCATAAATAGCTTCTTTACAATAATTACAATAGCCAATAATTTGTTTATCATTTTTGCTCATTTTCTAACCAAGTATCAGTATCGTGAGTTTCTCTTGCACAATAATTTTTTCTCCATATCAAGTAAGCCCAAGAAAATATATAAAATAAATAGTTTTCTGTTATTTCATTCCATTTCAATTGAGCAAATCTTTCTAACATATCAAAAATACAATCTATTAAAGTTTCTTCGTCTGACTTTTCAAAATTCTCTAAGATTTGATTTGTTTTAATAAAATTTTCAACTCTTTTAATAAAATCTTCAAAAAACATTTCTTTTGTTTTAACATTAGTATCTATTGGAACTTGTCTTTTATCATCAATAAAAAAGCCTCGCTTGAGCCAAAGTAAGAAGGAAAACGTAGCAATTTTAAGAACATCTCTTTCACGTTTTAAATTTTTCCATCTAAGACAATATTTCCCAATACTTCCATAAAGCCAATTAGCACCAAAAACATCAAATAAAATATCAGTTGCTTCTCGTTTATCATTAAAAGCGTATTTTTTACCTCCATACATAAATTGGTCTTTGATGAGTTTAACGAATTCATTAAAACAGTTCATAAACACCTCCTACATTCCTCTTACAAAAATTTCCCCTAAATTACTAATAAACGCTATTTTTTCATCTACCCCACTTAAAATATCTTTGATAGTATCTTTTAGAGCTTTTAATATTGTTAAATTGTGAGTATCTAAAAAATTTTTTTTAGTGATTATTTTAAAAAGATAATAGCAAAAAGGAATAATTGTAATTTTATCTATTTTTTCTACTAAAGAAGACAAAGTAATGTTTTTTGATATTATTTGATTAGCTAATTCATAAAAAGCTAATTCTTTATTTATTGCTTCGTCTAATTTTAAGCCATTTTTAACTTTTGATAAAACAGTAATCATTTTTCTTATATCAGGATAAAAATTTTCAACGATATTATCAATTTCAGGAGCTTCTAAAAAAATATTTTCTTGTTTACAAATGAATTCTAATCTTTCTATAATTTCGTCTTTAGGAGGATAATTAAAATTTATTTCTAAACATCTACTTCTTAGAGGAGATATTATTTTATCTCTTTGATTAGTAGTAAGTATGTAATAAACATTTTTAGAATATTTTCTTTCCATTAAGTCTTTTAAACTCTTTTGAGCAGAAGAAGTAAGAGCTTCACATTCTGAGAGTAAAATAGCTTTTCGTTTCCCATTAAAACTAACAGTAACAGAAAACGGCTCTATAATTTCTCTTACAATATCAATACCTCTTTCTTTTGAAGCATTGATTTCTATATATTCGCTATCTAATTCTTTAATAATTATTTGAGAAAGAGTAGTTTTTCCTGTTCCAGGGTTAGTTGAATGAAGTAATAAATTAGGCATATTTTGTTTCTCAATATACATTTTAATTAAATTTTTTATACTTCTTTCTAAAATTATTTCAGTTAAATTTGTAGGTCTATATTTTTCAGTTAAATTAATCATTTTTTAAAGGAGCTACAAAATAACCTATGTCTATTCCCTCTATTCCTAAAAGTAAATAAGCTATTTTTTCTGTTTCAGCATAAACTCTTACATCGTAGTCTTTAATAGTGTTTAAAATATCAATAAAAATTTGAGAAAATCTTAGTTTAAAATTTATATTAACTCCTTCCACATCTTCTAATTTGAAAGTAGATTTTAAACTCTTTTCATTATCTTCTAAAATTATTGTTAATAAATCTTTTTCAGCTTGTAAAGTAATTTCATTTGATTTGAAATTATTAACAAAATCAATAATACGTGAAGTAATATTAGAAGTTAATAAAAAAGATTGTTTAGAAATTTGTTGCTGTAAATATTCAAATTTATCTTGTTCTAAAGTAGTTAAAATAGTTTGGGGTTCTCTTATTGTATAATTTATTTCTAAATTATTTTCTTTAAGTATTAATTTGTTATTTTCTATTGTTATATTAATATTATCTTTAAAGTTATTTAAAAGTCTTTTAAAAGAATTTAAATCACTTATACCAATAGAATGTTTATTTAAATTATCTTTTAATTTTAATGTTCCAATTGTAGCTAATGTTTTATTTAAATTTACTAAGTATGTTTTTATTTCATTCTTTTCAAAATTTAATACTATTTCTTTATTTTCTGCATCACCTTGTAAAGAAATTAATTTTAAAAATTCGCTTAATAATGATTTTTGAATATTCATATTATCCTCCCTCTCTTTTATATTTTATAAATATTTACTTTGAAAAAAGTAAAACATT